AGACTTTAAAGAACAAGCTGAGTCTTCTAGAAATGCAGCCAATATTTTAATTAATGGCTACTGTACTACCTATGGTTTTAAACCATACGATATCTCCATGTCTAAAAGAGAACAAGATTATGGAGAAGATGGCACACGTTGCTTCTACGAGAGCAGAGATTTACAAATGCAATATCAAAACGACAAGATCACATCTAAACACATCATCAAACTTGTTGATGTAGACTACTACTTGAGCTATAAACAATACGCCGAGTTATTGTCTAATTCTTGTAATGTTTTAATGTATACATTTGTACCTTCTTCTGTAGCAGGTTCAGGAAGCAACTACACATATCGCATCGCATCTGATGGGGACGTGCAGACACATTACGTTGGTGGCTCAGATTATAAACATCCAATCTGGGATTATGAAACTAATTGCTTAGTTGTTGATTATTGGTGGGGAAGTGCTTTTTATCATGTTACGCACAAGCCTACTAAGATTGATGACCGCTGTTTCTTTTATTTACAACACATCCGTAATGTTTATACACCACTTGCCTGGATTATACCAGGAAGCCGTTTAAGACGTAGGCGTTACATCTATGACAACATTGCTTACGTCAAATCCATGCGCAAAGTCGATGATAAAATGGAAGTGTACCATTCATTCGCAGTTTTAGGTGATAATACCTCAGCGGATATTGACGACTCTACTTTAGTCAGTATTCGAGGAAGAATATCTCATTCACTTAAGCCAACAATGTCTGATGCAGAGAGAATTTTACGTATGGAAAGTATTAAACGTGCACACGTGAGTGCAGCCATTTTATACGAGGCTATGATGAATCCGGTATTAAGAGAATTGTTATTCTTTAATTCTCATTACCCCATCACTCGTTTTGACAATTCAGAATGCTCTTACCTCCCCTTGGGACCTTCAGTTACTGAGGATGGTAAACCAGCAATGAGAACTATGTTCCCTGGTTACCTTAAGGACGGTGTCCATCCACAACGGAGTGAAAATTCTGATATAGCCTGCATTCGTGGTAGAATCCAACGAGTGGCCAATCGCGATGATAAACTGCCACCATTCTACTATCAATGTATAAGTGAGTTCGCTAACAAGCTTATACCCGACGACGTAGCTGGAACTTTGTGCCCTGAGGGCTTCGATTTCATACATCATAAGTGGAATCGCCCAGCACAACGAAGCTTGCTAGAAAGTGTCAAGCATATGCTATATTTTACAAAACCTTGGGCTGTTAAATCATTTCAAAAGGCCGAGTCATATTCTAAAATAACCGACCCTAGAAATATTTCAACAGTTCCAACTGGTCATAATGCCTTATTTGGACAATATATGTACCCATTCGCCGAGCATATTCTTAAAAGAACTAATTGGTATGCTTTCGGACGACACCCAAGAGAATTAGGTGAGATGATGCCTGGCAAATTCAACAAAGCCAACTCCATCACGCCTTCTGATTTCTCTAGGTTAGATGGATCTACCGGAGAGAACTGTACGTTGATCCATCGTACATATACCAATAGAGCGTTTGCACACCAGTATCACGACCAACTTAATAAGTGCATTGATACTGAGGCGCACGTACATGGTTTTACTATGAAAGGCGTTCACTATGTCGCTAATAATAATACAATTAGTGGCTCAAGTGCTACAACCTCTCGTAATACTTCCATTTGCGCTACCGCCGCTTACATTGCTTTGAGAATCTCAGGCTTTTCGCCAGATAATGCTTGGGATAACTTAGGGTTTTATGGAGGCGATGACGGTATTACCGCAGATTTACCAGCTGACAATCTGAAAAAGGTATGTGCAAAGTTCGGCATTGTGTGTAAAACCGAGACTGTGTACGAGGGCAACCACGTACCTTTCTTGGGTAGGTATTACTTGGACCCTTGGACTTGTGGAGAATCCATCGCTGATGTTGAGCGCCAATTACGTAAATTGCATTTGAGCGCAACTCCTGAAGTCGTTCCAAGACATATAGTATTAAGACGCAAAGCAGAAGGCATTTTAATAACAGATGCTGAAACACCAATTCTAAGTGATTGGGCTAAAGCTGTCTTACGTTTGACACCATCATCACTTAAATAAGAACAACGATGGGCCAAATTCACTAATAGAGATGTGTCCTATTGGGCACGTTACGAAGATCCATTTCCACCAAGTGCCAACAGAGATCTAGTGAATAGAGCCGCATTTGCTTCAATCGGTAATAATCTAACGCTTATAATGCTCAGCGTTAGGTTCAATAATGCTACTACACTCACCGACCTTTTTCCTGACATCGATGTACCATCTGCACCAAAGGTCGAAATAACCTCAGTTTACCGAGGTTCAGTTGTAGACCCTGAAAAACCTAGGTCCAAGCCCAGTGTAGACATTAAAGCAGCCAGCAAATTAAAAACAATTAAGCTGCCTCTTCTTAATACAAGTTATCAAGATAGCTTCCATAGTAGTGCTTTACCATCAC